CTTAGGTAAAGTCACAGTTCACATACTCCCGTTTTGCACGAGTCTACAGACTGAGACAGGACTTCTACCTTCCCGTCTACCATTAATTTATGCAAATCAAGCTCTGTGTGGTCTAAAACTTCTAAAGGCTCTTGCCCTCGGGAGCCTGATTTATAAAAAGTAAATCCTTTCATATCATGGGCATACATTAGTAAGTCATCATACAAAGATTTGGATTCGAAGGTTGAAGGTAAATTGCATGTTTTCGATACTGCCGAATCAATACAAGATTGAACCACCGTCTGTACTTTGATGTGCTCCTCCGGACTAACATCGTAAGCGCCACACACATGCTCCATACTACGACCCCGTAAATATAAATCCTTAAAGAGAGTATCCACAACAACAGTCTCGTTCCAAACACCATCAGTCCCAGAGCGCCAACGACGTTTATAAACAGGGGCAAATATAGGTTCAAGACCGGTTGATACCCCCAAGACCATACTAATAGTTCCAGTTGGAGCGACTGTAAGTAAAACGGCATTACGTAGCCCGTTCTTCTTGATGTCCGAGCGGATTCTACTAGGTAGTGTTTTAAAGAATTTCTCTTGCTTAAGTTTCGACCAATCGTATGCAGGGAAAGAACCTTTCTCTCGTGCAAGATACATCGAAGCTTTGTAAGCCTCGTTACGAATAGTCGCAAAGAGGCGTTCCAAGAACTCCAAGCATGACTCTGACCCATACCTATAACCTGCTTTAATTAAGAAGTAATGTAGTCCGGTTACTCCGAGTCCGATTCGTCTTGATTTATGACCTGCTTCTTGGCATTCTGGAATCGGGAAATGATTGGTCGTGAGAATATTGTCAAGAAATCGAACACCGGTGCGAATAGTACGAGCAAGACGACGCCAGTCAATATCACCGTCCACGTCAACCATATTAGACAAGTTAACATGGCCAAGACAACAGTTTCCATACGCCGGGAGAACTTCTTCCCCGCACGGGTTAGTAGCTGGCATATTTTCGAAGTATGATACGTTGGTGTACTCATTTGCGAAATCAATATTGAAAATTCCGGGTTCTCCGGATTCTACTGCATTATCTACTATACGTTCCCAAATATTTCTGGCTTTAATTTCTTTTTTAGTAGGGTTTTCGAAGGTATCTTCAAAGTGTTTAAGGTGGTGTAATTGTGCTCGATTCAAAGCGTCTTCTTCGTCATTAGCGACAACTTCGATTACTTCCTTTACAGGAAGATTCATTACCCCTTGAGTAATACGCGTCACTTCATAAACATAGTATTTTTGATGTCGCCCACCAAAAGTAAAGTACCACTCTTCATTCTTTTCTACCGCCTCCAAAAAGCGTTGAGTTACCGCAACTGAAATATTAAAATTCGTAAGCTCGTTACGGTCCAGTTTAACGTGTAAAAACTCCATGAAGTCTGGGTGTGTTACATCCAAAATAGCCATCAATGCTGTACGGCGACTTTTGCCTGCTCGAACATGATTACCAATTTCATTAATCATTCTCATTACTGAGATGGAACCGGGAGCGGAGTTTTTAATGTTCTGAATATCATCCCCTTTCGGACGAATCTTAGAGAAATTAAATCCAATCCCTCCACCTCCACATGAGATTTTATACACATCAGAAATCGTCTTACCAATACTCTCTACGGAGTCTTCAGGGTCAAGGACATAACAGTTCAGTAAATTCTGCTTGCTTCTACCTGCACCAAAAAGAATGCGTCCTCCTGGACAAAAGTCTCCCGAGTTAATAGCCTCGTAAAACTTCTGCTCAAACTTTTCTTGTATGTCAGCTGATTCTGGTTCAGCCCCTGTTCGGGCGACCCGTTTTGCTAAATCCTTCCAGTTAGTTTCCCCTGCTGCGGCGTACTTCTCAAGAAAAATAGTCTCATTTAGAGTATCTTTTTGAATTTCAAAGGCCATTAATCTTCCCTCTGAATTGCGATAACATCATCCTCAGTAAGAATTAAATAACCAACTCCCTCATCCTCAATTTCTACTCCTGTAAACTCAGCAAAAATAACGCGGTCACCTTCCTGCACGTGAAAATCACTACACACTCCCCCATCAGGCAATTTCCAACCTGAACCTAGTTTAACAACTACGCCTTCATTTGCTTTCTCTGTTTGACGCGCTTCCTCCGGGATAAAAATCCCGCCGGGGGTTTGCTCTTCAACCTCGACATCTACGGGTTTTACTAAAATTCTCTGTCTTAATGGGTATAACATTTGTATATTTCCTGCTTATATGTACTATTTTACTTTGGTTATGCCGCCTTTTTTTGTTACTTTTAGTAATTTTGCGCAATCCTCTAGTTTATACTCTAACTCAGGGTTGTGCGTTATTACAAAGACGGTTTTGGTTTCTTTAAGTTCGTTGATTAGTTCGTAAAGCCCTGCAATTCCTTTCGGGTCTAAGGAATCAGCTACTTCATCGAAAAATACGACGTTGGAACCTTCTTTCCCTGACAGGAACAGCAAATCGTTAAGCCCTAACATTACTGCGAGAGACACCTTCTTTTTTTCACCTCCGGAGAGAGTGTCGAATGGCGCTTCCGTGTCATTATTATAGATGATTTCCCCTAAAGAGTCGTCAAATTTTACACGAAAATCCCCATGAGTTAAAACATCCAAATAGTAGTTGGCACGGAAATTAAAAAATTGAAGAATGTTCCGAATAATATACTTTACAAGTCCATTTTCAGAAAACGCATTTTCCCAATACCTCATCAAGTCATAACCTTTTGAGGCTGACGCGAACATCTTCTCATACTTTGACAGGTTCTTCCGAGACTCCTTCTTCTCTCTCTTTAAAATCTTTATCTCAGTCTCTACGTTTAACACTGCTTCAACGTCTTCGTAGTCCTGGCTTGTTATAGGGATTAGGATGGCGTCAATTTCTTTAGATAAATTTTTGGAAAGACGGCGCTCGTTCTGCAGGGTATTAACAATACCATCCAACTCTTTTGCTTTTGTAGCCAGTAACTCTTTTATTTTAACAGGAGTTTTGCCACAATGCTCACAAGTGTCCTCTATCATATTCCTAATATTTAACTTCAGCGCTTCTTTCTTCTCTGTTAAGAAGCTAATACGTTCACCTGCGCCTCGGTACTCTAAATCTTTCGCGTGCGAAACCGATTCTAAATCCTTTATCTCAGACAACGAGTGCGATTTTATAAAATTGTATTTTTCTGAAGTTAACACACTACGAAACCGACGTCGCATTTTATTTTTAACTCCTAAGTAACTGTCTAATCTTGACAACTTCGCTACGGTTTCATCACACAATGTTTGCGCAGCTTTTTTCTCAGTCATATAGGATGACTTCAGTGTTTTAATCGCCGAACGGTGTGAAAACAATTCCGTCGCATTTAGAAAATTCTGTATGATAATTCTTTTTTCTTCTGGGGATGAAGATAAGAAGTTTACCTTATTTCCTTGACCGAAAACAATCGAGGCTAAGAAGACATTATAATTGGTATTAAGTAATGCTTCTAAATTTTTCTGAGTGTTTTGGATGTTATCTTTAGTATAACTCTTCCCTTTAATCTCAACACGTAAAGATGGGGGTTTTTTAATACGAGTTACTACAACATTGTCATTCAGTACTACTTTAACTTTACAGCTACCGTTGCCATACTTATTAGTTAAAGTCTTTTCCGATGACTTCCTTATCGTCCTCCCGAAAAGACCGAAAACAACAGCCTCAATAATACTACTCTTACCAGCCCCGTTTGAACTTATAGGTGTAGTGTCTTTATTCTCTCCAACTATCCGTACTACTTCAGAGTATTTATCAAACTGTATTTTAGCGTATTTAATTGATAAAAAGTTTTTAATTTCAATTGAATTAAGTTTCATGGCTTCTTATTTCATCGAGAGCAGACAATAAATCCTTTCTAGTGAATACCGAATTACTATCATCAATATATTTATCAATTATAGTATTATCAAGTGCAAAAACATCCCCTTCAGGACTGTAATCCGACTCAAACTTCGGTAAAATATCGTCAAAACATAATTCTAAATGTTTAACTTTATATCTCGCCAGTACGTCCTCTTTCAATTTATTTTCGTAATAGGAATCCAACTTATCCAGCTTAAGGCGTAAGATAGTGAAGTACTTTTCAAACCGAAACTTGCGATTCATTTTAGCTAACTGGTCGGGAGTACAGGCAATATGCTTAGGTCCAAATCGGACTAGTTTCTTAATAACCTCTATATTTCCATCTCGAATTATCAACTCGTGAACGTACTTCCTAGCATTCGCTTCCCCAAACGAATTAGAATATTGGGTACCCATAATATAAACATTCTTATGTCGCACAGGTTTGTGTATGTGCCCTAAGAACGCTAAACGGTCTTTAAAGTGTGACTTTAAAATTTTAGATTTATAAGGGTATGTTGAATGGTGCCACAAACACCCGTCAAACCCAAAATGCCCTACTACTGGATTCTTTGTTTTGAGTAACCCATCTACAATTCTCCCCTCATCTTCATAGTGTGGGATAAAATCAAAATTCACACCTCCAACACGAACTGTTTCCGTTTCAGTAATTACTTTTGCAACATCCGAAAATAAGGATAATGTCGTTTCAGTAGAGTCATCTTTCGCTACTGTGTCGTGATTCCCTCGAAGAATATAAATATTTTTTACTTTGAAAGCTTGAAGTAGATTCCTGAACGCTAATAGTTCATCCCCTTTCGGATTACGTCGATGGAAAATATCTCCAGCAATAAACACGGAGGATGGAGGCTTTCTATTTACTAACCTCGTTAAAGTTTTCACTTGTTCCTCCATAAACCCCGGGAAGTAATCACTTCTCAGGTGTAAATCTGTAAGTAAGACGACTCTATGCGCTCTCGACATACTCTAATAACTCATTTAGGTTGTTTAAGGAGCCAGTATCGTCGAACTTCGCAGCGATAACTTCCCCAAAGGATTTTCCAACCTCTATATCTACCTCAAAAGGAACTACAAAGTCTAAATTGTATAAACTTTTTAAATCCGCAGTACAAGGTAATGAGTTCTGCATAACTTTTATCACTGAGGGTAAATCTTTCTTATCGCACTGCACTTCTACCGAGTCGTGAACTGTGGCTAAAATTTCAGCGTCTAACCCTGCTTCATCTATCTGGTTATTTAGTCTTTTTAATGCGTGGAGCATGATATCTGAAGCAGAACTTTGAATTACAAAATTCATACCTTGACGCAACGCTCTGTATTGATACTTCTTAATAGGGGAGTTTACATTCGGTAAGTGTCGACGCCTGCCAAACAAACTAACCGCATACCCATTCTTCCGTACGAACTTGTGCACGAAACTAATCCATTTAAACACGTTTGGAAATGAATCTTGGTAAGCTTTGAAAATATTTTTACAGTACCCAATACTCTTACCGATTTGCTGGGATAACTTCATTGGGCCACCACCATACACAATTAGAAAGCTAACCGACTTCGCAATTTGCCTCTCTCCTTTAGTTACTTGGTCTACAGGTTTATCGAACACAAGCGATGCCGTAAATCTATGCAAATCCTGACCGGACTCGAAAGCCTCAATAAGATTTTTATCCCTACAGCACTGAGCCAAAACTCGTAGTTCTGCTTGAGAGAAGTCAGCAGCTAAAAATACCTTACCGTCGTCTGCTTTCATTAACTTACGAATATTAGAGGACTCATCTGTCTCTCTTGGGAGAGTGTGAAAGGAAACACCTTTGTTTTGCCCAGCCCCTGCGTTGTAATTAGAACAGCTTAAACGTCCGGTAACCGTAGTTCCGAAGTTATAACTAGAGTAAATCCGGTTGTCCCCGTTGTACTCAATGGCCTTCTCAATCCCTTTAACATACGTTCGATAAAGTTTACCTAGAGATTTATACTTAAGAAGCTTTGTAATAAAATCTTTCGCGTCATCTGATGTTATTGAATTCCCAAGATGCGAAATTAGGTGTACTTCGGTAATACAAGGCTTCTTAGTTTTTGCAGAAAATTCTGTAGCTTTCAGATTATACCCTTCACTTGAGAACAGCACCTTAGCTAACTGGTCATTAGAGTTTGGGTTGATATCTTTAAGAGGAGATAAGGTTGCTAACACCGCTTCCTGGTTAGCAACCGCTTTTTCCATATCCTCTTCAACTTGACCAAGGTATTTGTTGTTAACATCAATTCCACGAAACTCGACTTGAGCTAATAAAGTAGCTACTTCAGTGAGCAAGTTATCATAAACGAAGTTCAATTTCTTTTCCTTCATCTCTCCTCTAAGAATACGCCATGACCGTAACGTAAAGTCACAGTCCATTGCATTTCCTATCGCCATTTCCGACAGTGGCATATTAGCCCAATCATGGGTCTTACCGTTATTAATTGTTAACATTAGTTTTTAAGTATTCTTGGTATTCCTCTAAGGTAAAAACGGAGCATTTGGTTTCTTTGCATGCTTTATTAATTCTTGTTGTAAATGTCCAATTTCGATTATGATATTTACATATTCACGCCTAGTACTTCTATCCTGTTGCGTATAGTCTCCGATACTTATTATAGTCTTAAGTGCTTGTTTAAGACCTTCTTTAGCTTGAAGGGCTTCTTCTTTTGAGATAGGGTTTAGAGACATGTCTCTAAAATCCTTGCTGTTACTAAGTAAGGGTCACATGCCGCAGAAGGACGACGGTCTTCAAAATATCCGCACCCCGCTTCTGCCACGCTTGAAGGAATCCGTACGCTTGCACTTCTATCCCCTACACCCCATGTAAAAGTATCATAGGCAGATGTTTCACAATCTCCAGTCAACCGCTCTTTGTTTCCAACTCCATATACTTTAATGTGCTCTCCGTGAGTGTCAGCTAACTTAGCCATCATGACCTCGTAATTAAAATTGTCTCTAGTTTCTGGTGTTGACACGTTAGTGTGACATCCAGCCCCATTAAAATCTGGGTGTAGTTTTGCGTCGTATGAAATACAAAGATTAAGCATCTCAGCATCTCGTTCCATAATATACCGTGCTACCCACAAATCATCGGAAGCCTTAATAGCTTCCTCAGGACGTGTCTGGTATTCCCATTGAGTAAACATAACTTCGGCATTAGTTCCAAATAACGTAATACCTGCTTTATGACAAAGTCTAACATGGTTATCAACTAAGGCTCTACCGTATACACGATTGCTTCCGGTGCCACAGTAGTGAGGTCCTTGCTTTGCATCTTCCTGGATAAATGGCTTCCCATTAGGAGAAACAATTGAGTACTCTTGCTCAAACCCGAACCAAGTACCCCTACTATCCATAGAAGCTAATTTAGCCCTAGTGTTACTAATGTGGGGTTTACCGTTTGACATATAAACCTCACATAACGCAAGGTACCCATCCTCTGAGAAAGGGCTATCATATACTCGTACGGGACGTAGGACTCGGTCTGAGTCTGATAAAGAGCCTTGACCAGTACTACCCCCATCAAATGACCATTCAGGCAGTTTTTCTACCTCCTTGCGGTTTTTAAACACGCGTGTTTTTGAGCGTAATTGTGGCAACCCTTCGGTGCCATCTAGCCAAATATATTCTACAGTAATCATTAAAAAGTCTCCAGTTCTTGGGGGAAATATTCTTTAACCAAATCCATTAAGGCGTGTGGTTTATTTTCATCTACTAAAGCATGAATGACCTTTGTGTCCTCCACAGCTTCGAAGTTTTTAATCCCCCAATTCATTAAAAACTTCAGGTCAAAGCTAGCATTATGAGCCACTTTGACAATGTTACGATTCGACATTAGGCGCCCTATCCTTTGTCGGATATGGTTTAAGTCAGAGGGAGTAAACTCCCCTTCTTTATGGTTAATAGGTACAACGAAAGCTTCTTTCTCGTCGTACGAAAATCCAATCGTTTGGATTTTGTGTTTCTTAAAGTCTAACCCTTCAGTTTCAATATCAAAAGCGACTGCGTCTGTATTCATAACAATATCCATCAACTCATCAAATCTTGATAAATCACCGTTAACCAACTCATAAGGACTCTCATCAAACTTATTAGTCTTCAGGATAAACTTCGTATACGCATTATTTACATCTTGTAGAAACAACTTCCGTAACTTTGGCTCCGCATATAAAGCGAAAGGATGTAAAGTTGGCACTACTGGAATCTTAGTACCTTCAATATCAACCCAAAATTCTTTACCTCGCTTCATTGTAATTCCAGACTTCTTAGTTAGAGTTTTCAAAGCAAGATTACCTAGCGGGATAATCAAATCTGGTGTAAGGTTTTTAATATCCTCTTCAAGGAACTCTCGATGTTCGTGAAACATCTTTGTAGACACGTCATCTTCCGTAATATCTGCGCATTTAATCGCAGCGACAAACTGATAGGAATCCGACGGAAGGTCAGAGTTTTCTAGGAGTGCTTGAAGCGCTTGGAACTGATTATCAGGGAATTGATACATTTTCCCTCGACGCCTATGCAAGCAGTCATGGAGAAAAACTATTTTCTCTGTCCCGTGGAAGTCAGTATCTCGAAAAATTTCTCTTTTTTCTTCATCTTCGAAACTTTTTAAAATGTTTTCTAAATTCATTGTCTATAATAAGGTTATGGCTACACGCAAGAAAAAATCAAAAACGCACTACCTGAACAATAAGGAGTTTGAGGCAACTATCCACAATTACTTGGAAGACCCCGATAAATATGAAAGCGAATTAATCGTAAAAATGGACCTATTAATTACAAATGTTTTAAATACATTCAAATTTAAAGTCGACTTTGACGATGCCAAGCAGGAATGTTTTGTACTAGCTTTCAAGATACTTAAGAATTTTGAACCAAAGAAGGGTTCGGCGTTTAATTACTTCACCACTGTATTCGTTAACAACTTAAAATTAATGTATACTAAAAATAAGAAGTACATGGAGAAAATTCTTAAGTACCAAGATATGCACAAACCTACTGATTACCCTCAGTAAAGAACTTATGTAAATGGGGATTGTAATCCATCAATCTAATACGTCCTTTAACGCATCGAACCAACGTGGGAGTTTTAGTGACTCGAAACGCCATAAATGCGTGAGGTAAGTCCCAACTAGACACGGTGTACAAAACTGTATCATCAAGGTCTTCAACCTTAGCCCACTCCTCAGAAAGACGGACTATCTTTTTTGAATTTTCATCCCACATTGAGTGGTATAAGATAGTAAAATCCTTACTCTTTTTGTTTTTAAGGAGGGTATTGATAACACTCTCCTTCTGAACTTTAATTATCTGTCTCACTTACACTACCCTCAGTAATTACTTCAGTTGCAGTAGGTGGAGCTTCTCCTTCAACCATAATAGCTTCACGCTCTTCATCGGTCATGGAATTAATCTTAGTGGTTAATTCTTCCATAAACCCATTCACTCCTCTAAAAAACAAAATTTTAGCAAATTCGTCATCACCCATACCAGGTGGTTTAACCGACTCTTTTAGTGAGCTCCATTGCTGCGTTTCTGCTTTATTTAATTTTACATATAGTTTCATTCTTCTGTTTCCTTCTTTTACTTTGAAATCCCAACCGTCCGGGTTGGCAGACAAAAGTTTAATTTTTGAATTATCTGACATATCTACCTTATAATGGTTGAAAAGAATCCTAACGAATTGTTAGAAGTTAGCGATACCTTATCAAAGTACAAATCCAGAAAAAAGGCAGTAAATAGTCGGAGAAAAGGAAGTAACTTTGAAAGGAAGCTAGCAACCCAATTAAATAGTACATTTGAGTGTACAGAATTTGCTCGAACACCTGGTTCTGGCGCTTTTGCGACTACACACTCCCTCCCGGAGCATTTACAAATCCACGGGGATTTGATAACCCCACAAAACTTCAAGTATGTTATAGAGGCTAAATGTGGGTACAACGTGGACTTGGATGACCTATTCCGTAAGAATAGTGAATTGCATAAGTTTATCCGCCAAGCTAAAAAAGAATCGAAGGCAGCTAAAAAGCCCTGGTTTCTCATCTACAAGAAAACACGAAAGGATACTTTATTAATCAGTGAGGTTAACTTTAACGTTACTTCTCGCATTGAAGTTACTTTAGACCGTACGTTTTACGTGTATAAGTGGGATGATGTATTAGGACTGGATAAGTCCCATTTCTTTGAGTAGAGCACTAAACATAAACATAAGCTTATCCCCTTTCTTCTCTTGGATGATTCCCTCATTCTCAGCTGTCTTTCGAACGTGCCTTCCTCCCACCATTAAGTGAGCTTTAGCTGCGCCTTTGATTACTCGAGAATCAATGGAGCCAAGCTTGTAGCCATCATCATCGAGAACACTCATTTTCCTAGGGCCTACACTAACATTCTCACCGCTCATAGCGCGGAGAGCTAAGTCATCCACCAAGGCAGATTGGGTCGATGTGTAGGTTCTACCTCCAAAAACTCTAATTTGTACAACCTGTTCACTAGTGGCACACCCGCACGCCATCTGATACGCAAAGTAAGCGCCTCTGAAGCGTTTTGCCTTTCTATTGTGAGCAGAGTTCCCCGGAATCTCTCGGGCCTTCATAGCGGCTCTGAGCATCGGTATACGGGACATCATATCAGCCTTCGCCGCAGCGTACTCCTTTGACCCCGAATCCATATTCTGTAACTCTGCTAAGCCGGGATGATTCTTCTTGGTCGCACCTCGATACCCTCCATCGATAATCAAGTTCAACTCTCTCGCTAAATCGTCTTCATTATCACAATTCTTAAACTCCTCTCTTAAGTCTGCAATAAGGTTTCCTAAGGAGCCTCTAGTCTTACCCGGCTCAGCTGTATAGTCTGGACTGTCAGGACCTAAAGCAGGGCCAGGATGGTCGAGCGCAAAATCAACGGATTCAATAGATTCCCTATCCCATGCTGCTGCCTCGTCCCATGCTTTTTCATCGAATGTCTGCCCTCGTGATTGTGCACGCTCTTTCAGAGCCTGCTTGTTTAAATCAGCTATCTGCTTACCTTCCTCAGTAGTTCTTACATTCTGAGCCGATTTCCCTAATGCAGTCTCGTGTGCATCAAACTTCTCATCGGAATTGACTTCAGGTCCATATACCTTCTGACTAACTCCAACCAAACCCATCAATGCCGCTTGCCGCGCTCTAACTCCTTCAATAGCGCCTCCGAAATTGCGTAATACCTCCAGTGCCGCCTCCGGGGTTTTCAGTTGCAGTAATGTGTCAGCTTTCTCTACTTCAGCAGTGTCACTGTGTCCAGCTGCGCCTAGAATACTCTTACCTGCCTTTCTAGAGCCTGACATAGCACTAATTTTTGTACCGTCGGCAGTCGTATGCACAACACCCGCAACATCTATTTGAGATATAGGAGCACAAATTGCTTGCATTGCTTGGATATTGTCTTTCAAAAATTGAAGCACGGTAATCTTAGCCATCTTCTCGAAGTTACCAGCACCCCACTCACCCCAAGGCAAATGGTCCACGTATTCCCTAATACCATCCGCTTCTTCCCCCACAATCATAGCATCCGAATCCTCGCCCTCCCAGCAAATATCAACCATAGTCTTCCATTTTGCGAGGGATGCTGACATTTGTTTAATAGCCTCTTGGACTGGTGCGGCGAGTGCCTGAGTAACTTTCGCTCTCATCTCACCGGCTTCTACAGGTAGGGATAAAACCTTCATTAGTAATGGGGTTGCTTGCATAAGAATCTCGTCAACCTCCCCTCTCGCTCGGCTTAACCCGGAAGTCTTACTTGAGCTAGCGCCTCGAATAAGAGGTAGCTTTTCAGAACCGCAGCGAACGAGCTCAGCCATCTTTTTGACTATCCTACCTTGAGGGGCTATTCCCTTACCCGCTTGAACTTCATTTGCAGCCATCTCAGATTTCTGATACGAATTCCCTTCCCCGTACAGTTTAACCCCATACTGCTTCATATGACGTAAAGTCTCCCCTTCTACTTTACCTCCTTTAGCCCCTAGTTGGTGTGTGTTGTCTTCCGCGACTTGCTTTAATAGAGCAGGTTTAACACCAGATTCATGATTACCTCCGTACCAGACAGCGTTTTGCTTTACGGTAAACCGTTCTACTGCTTGTCGTTGCCCGTCTGAAAGGGCATCGAAGTCCACACAACCATCGTCTTCTATCCCGTCTAATATATCAACCAAATGATTAAAGTCGGTATTCATCTCTTTAACTGCATCTACAGGCTCCGGGTCTTCATCTACGTTAAACTCAGCAAACTCATCAAAAACAAGCTTCAGCGTTGCACGGAGTGTACCATACCCAGCTAAAATATTTTTATTTGTTTTCTCGTTTAAGTCTTCCTGTTTTGCTATATCATCCTCGGAAAACCCTAACCCATGCTTAGCCCCTACAGCAACCAGTCTATCCATATCCACCTTACTTAAACTTTCCACCTCTTGATTAATTTCCTCCCCTCTTATCTCTTCCTCAGAAGGCATCATCATCTCATCCTCTCCACCAAGCTCTAAACCACCTTCATCTTCACCCTCAACGTCTCCGCCCATAGCCCTATTCTGCCGTGCTTTCAAGTCATTTTGAACCATACTAATGTCGGCAGCTCCTTGTAGGGTTTCAACCTGATTTGTTACAGGGTTCAACATATAAGCTGCTTGAGCTTGAGGGTCGAATAAAATTGTACCCGGGGGAACCTTAGACGTAGCATCCACTCCTTGCTGAGTCATTGTCTGTATGAGGGCACCAATTCCAGGGCTATTTTGAACTTGCTGAGGTAGCTGCTCAACACTTTGGATTCCTTGGTACGCCTTATTCCATATAGTGTTAGCTTTATACTGCTGCTCCTCTTGCTCAAACAACAAAGCTTCAGATAAAGAATACGTTCTCTTCCTTAGTTTCTGGTATGATGATAGTAGCTTAGAGTAACTCTCCATAATGAATAAAGGGGACGTACTAAGAAGTACTTCCCCTTGTACATGGTATTTAGGATATCTTTACGACAAAGTAGGATATTGCACGATAAAATCATACTTGACAACCACTTCAATTGTATGAAATTCGTTCGTAGCGTAGTTAAATTCGGCGAGCTTCCATGATTTAGGGTAAGCTCCGAATAGGGAGGCGTGCTTCGTAGGCTGCATATGATTGTCTAAAGAGTAAATTTTAATCTTAGTTTTAAAGGTGCCTGCACCATCAACAATGCTAGGGGTAAAAGTGCCGTGGATTGAATCGTACGTCGTAGACATCCACGCATACAACCTTTCAGCTAAATCATACTCTTTCAAAGCTAGGTTATCAAAAGTAAACGTTACATCCTCAGGAGTCACCTTTCCAGGGTAGTGAAACTTATCATTAACCCGGTCTACAATAATATCTTCAGACGTCATCCCCGCAGCTGTAATCTGCTTACACGCAAGAGTTAGAACCTCATCTGAGTTGCCTACCCCAGTAGTAATTTCAACCTCCCACTGATAAGCTCTTTGTGATTCGAGGTGGTGAGAGAGTTTTGGACCATCAGTTGCGTCGTCCAAGACTCTGTTAGTCTGTGTTGCGTAATATTCTCCGTCTGCCATAATGTTATCCTATTTTATATAGAGGGTTAGCCCATATCGGCTGATTGATTAGTTAGGTTCACTTCAAAGATTACAATCTCTGCAGTTTTTGTGGGTTTGATTAGTACACGACACCATAGCTCATTTCTGTCAATCCTGACTGCCGTGTTAGTGGTATTGTCACAGACAACTCTGAACTCAGTAATTCCTCTACGGTCTCTGATATCTTGGAGCATAGGTACGAGTACTTTGCGTACGCGGGACCAAGTAATAGAATCGTTTGGCTCAAATGCGAACTGGCGAGTACTAGCGAGAATCATCTTTCTAATAAGAATCATCATTCGACGTACATTTACTCGGTCAAGAGCACTTGGAGTACGTTGCGCAGTTCTCTGTCCAAAAATTACAATCCCATCTTGAGCGAATTTTACAATAGGATTAAGTGCATTGCCTCCAGCGTACATCGTATCACGGTCACCTTGATTAACAATAAGTTCAGTGTCAAAAGGCTTAGTTAAACGACCTCTGGTAACGCCAGCTGGCGCAAACCATGGTGCGGCAGCTGCATCAGTCTCACACATCTTTGTAATTGCAAAAGCCTCAGGTGGTAACCAGATATCTGTCTTGGAGAAAGTATCAAACACTTTGACCCAAGGCCAGTATACTGCTGCGTAGGAACTGTTGATTGCACTATCCCGACCATCACCAGCACCGTTATGCCAATTAACAGCCGCTTGAACACTACTGAGCCCCATAGGAGGACTGGTTACTGCTAGGAAGTTCTTGTTCGCTTCAGCGAGAGTTACCATTGAGTTAACAACACTTTGCTCAGTTACGCCTGGAACGGCTGCAAGCGAGAGATTCAAAGAATCATCATCAAGCGCATAAAGCCCAGTTTTCGCTGCAGGGTCGCCAATAAGCGCAGCTTTTTCAGCAGCACTAGAAATTCCAGCCGCCGCTGCATCTCCATTAACCCCGCCTGCTAGGTTATACGTACCTTCAACAAGCTTACAGAATCGAGGAGTGCAATCCACACCGCCAGCTGTTAGAGCTGAACCTGCGCCATGGGCGCCAGAGTTAACAGTTCCGCCAAACTTAATTCCCCCAGTCAAGACATTATCCCACTGCGTCGGAGGTGTCCAATCCCTGTCAGTACCAGTTATATAACCAGTAAACTCTCCTTTCACCCACTGAGAAACGGCGTTATCTGCACCAACATTTAGTACCTTTTCAGGAAACAACCCACCGAGTCCATCACCTTCATCTACAAAATCCATAGAGAAGGATTCATCTACAACACCATCTGTGTTTACGTCAAAGGTAAAGTCTTTACCGTTATAGTTTGTTACAGTAAGAGAATGCCCACGGTTAATAGTCACTCCGTTAGTTACTGAACTGGTAAAGTTGTATCCGGAACCCGTGTATAGGGACTTAACGGTGTATTGACCTCCATTATCCCATTTATGAGCGGTTACCCCGTAAGCTGTAAGGTCCGATTGTTGGGCACCTAGCGCGACACTTCCGTCTGTTTGGTTAATAGCGTAACCACACTCGTTTACTGCTCCACCATCTTCCATGCCTGCAGAGCAGGTAAGAGAAGCTCCACTACCAGCGTAAGCACCAACGAGATACAGATAAGTGTCGGCAGGGAGTTTGGCGTGAAGGGCTACACCAGCCTGTGGCTTTACTACACTGAAATGTCCAGTTCTATAAGCCTTCCTATCAAAAGCATTTTGGTAATCAGAGATAGCGGAGGTTGCGCCTACTGTAACTTGCACCGTGTCAGTATAAGCGGTTCCGGCATTATCCGTCGACGTAAGATTGAAGTTAACTACGTCTCCTTCCGATGCAGATGTCGAAAGTGCGATAGCGGGACAAGCACCAAACATAACCCCAGCAGAGGCGTCCGAAGCGGCATCTGTAGCAGCTCGTACAAAGTACAATGAGTTCGTACCTCTCAAGATTTCAAGAGCAGATTCAAGACCATAACCACCGACTTTACTATCGGGACGACCAAATGTACGTAAGAGTTGAGCGGCACTCGTAATAAGAGTCGCTTTATTTGCAGGTCCTTTGGAGGCAAAGCCTACCAAACCGACTACAGAGGAATTGATTGATGGCGGGTACTCGGAAAAATCTTTCTCGACTACATATACGCCGGGGCTTACATAATTTGCCATTTTTTAGTGCTCCTTTACTTTACTTCGATTAGCTTTCGTGCAGCTAGGGTTCTAACAGTATCAGTTAGGTGGGATTTAGGGACAGAAACAGACTTACCAGCCTCTAGCCAATAGTGCTCCCATTGACCTCCTTTATTAAAAATAAGTTCGAGTCCCTGGCGGGACACATTTTTAACACAAATTGGCGACGGTTTGGGTTGCGTTCTTTTCATCCTACTTTATTTAGGCGGTTTACGCCGTCACTTCCGAAATTAATTTATTTCTACATCGAGACCTAGGGTTTCAATTTCTCCTGTTTTTGTAACTAAGTACGATGGTGCAGGCAAATACGTTTCGAAAATAAGAGAGATAGTTTTACGAACTAATCTATCCTCTCGGTCCCCAGGACTATAATCGGAAGCGTCCGAAATGTCCGTAATAAAACCTTTCGTTTGGTTTCCAAATTTTGTAGTTAATACAAGGTCTGGGTTAAATAATAGAGAAATCTGCTCCGTCAGCTGATTCATATCCTCCACATATTTCGCCCAAATACTAACGGTGTAAGTTACATTAACTGCTTTAGAGGACTTCGCGATGACTCTTTTCGCTCTCTGCTCAGTTTCTGACCACCTAGAACTACTCACTAATTTTTGAGAGTAGCGCCTACGAGCTAAATCCTCCTCAATATCTGCAATTCCAAGAGATATAACAGGAAGAATAATGTTCCTATCTTCCTTTAATTTGGCGATTGCTCTCTCCGGAGTTGCGTAAAAGGTGGGAATGTCAGAGTTTACAGTCCCATCATCGGCAATCACGGAAAAATTTGAAAGACAGCCAAGAATTGCTTTAGTATGCTCTCTATAGAAATTGGAGGGAACCCTTCTACTTGTTTCATTAGCGTAAATCTTCTCCCTCATAGAAGCTCTAGCTTCAGCATGGGACATACCTCCAGAAATTGCTGACAAAGAGCTGCCTGAGGTCTCTGTCCATTGAATTGAACTATTAGAATACATTATCTAAGGTCCTCCCTCTGTACATCTTTATGGTCGCGGAGTATCTTAGCCGATGCTACTAAATGGTAAACTCCGTATGCTTCAAAACTATCTTCCTGAACCTCAAATACCTCATACCTAATATTTTGAAATTTCGGCTTTAAAATATCTCCAGGGATTAAGGCTCTCCCTACTTTTCTTTCTACGTAATGCTTATTAAATGTAAACATCTGGTCATTTGTTAACTCGAGCCCAAATTCCCCCAAGTTCTCTTCAATAGCACGTGGGTCGTAATGCCCAATAAGGGCCACTGGAGTCTCTTCAATAGCCTTTCTCCTATCTTCCCCATACAGACTATCATACCCCTCATCCTGGTGGTAGCGGTATAGTAAAACTTCAGAGCCGGACAATCGAATTAACTCATCATCCACTAAGTTAAAAAGCTCCAAATCTGGGTTATCATCATCAAACATCCCCAACTCACTGCGTGGTTGGTCAATTGGGTCACCTACTATCTGATGGTTTACCCTAAAACTTGATTTTTTCTCTTTAGCCATTACCACATATCAAAGCTTGGGGGTTCTTCAATTTCAGTCATTAACTCTTCAATTAAAGTTTCAATGTCTTTCTGCCCGTTCATAATTAACGCGTCGCCATTTAATCTGGCGCCACCACCAGGAGAAGGGATGGATTCGTATTTCCCTCTAATCTCACCTAACGTAACCTTACTAACTGCTAAAGCATATCGTTGAATCCAGTTTACAAAGTAAGAAGCAAGAGTATCCGAGTTCAATGCTCGATACTCCACGATAACCTCTTCGCCCCCAAGCATAGGCTTAGGGAAAATTGCTAAGTGTTGACCGTCAACTACTTGGAAAGAGCCGTCCCTGCCAAGAATCTTACGCATCTGTTCAAGATGCATCTGCATAAGTAAGAAATCGGAAATATTAAAGTCCCTAAACAAGAAATTGTCCTGGAAATACTTAATGAAGAAGTCGAATTCTAATGTTCCTTGTTGTTGCTGTACGGACAGCAAAGACTTTTTGTAAACAACGTACTCTAAGTTCTGAATCACGTGTTTTGGTAGTTTGTAGATATTGACCCCCGCTACCGTCCTAAACGTCATAAACTGAGTACAATACCACGGGGCATGGTAATCTAGCTTAGAAACGGCTTCATCAATTGCCGTTTGTATTTGAAAATCAGTTAATTCAACCCTTACAACGGGAAAACCTAGCCTAGCGAGAACAAAGTCTCTAATTGAACCGTAGAACTTCCCGAAGTCTACTGCATCGGAAAACTTACGCCGATTTAAAGCGTTGTAGTCGAATTCTCCTTTTGTCGTTACAGCACTTACAGAATCTTCAAGGTCAGTTCTTGTAGTAAAAGTATCGCCAAAAGTAGTTGTTGGGGTAGCGGTTTGGTCTTTCGGGGTAGCCATCGTCAATGTATATAGCGAAAGAAGACCACCCGAAGGTGGTCTTCTTATTAATTAAGCAGTAAGTTAACTTACGCTTGGAAAGTACTGTTAGTGCCAGCTTCGTTCCAGCTGTCAACAACCTTAGCAAACGGCTGAGTCATATAACGGCTGTCTGCGCCAACGAGACGAATGATTCTGTACCAGCGTGATTCCGGAGTAACCGAAGCCTTACCGTAACGAGTCAAGAGACCCTTACGAGGCTGGAAGTTTTCTGGGTTCACCACAGTTGGAAGCATTTGAATCGGAATATATGGAGCATAGACGTATCCGCCTTCCATCGAGTTGCCACCCTTGTAGCCTACGAGAATTTCGTCCTCTGGCCACATTGGGTCAACATAGATGTCATACATACCAAGCCACTTACCCTTGTAAGAGATGTTAGCGCCAAGAGAACCAGCCTCTTCAGGAGCAACACCACCTTCAAGCTTCGAAGCAGAGTGGAGCATCGCAGCGACCAATGGAGAAGTAATTAGGTAATTACCAGCACCACGGAAAGTCGTCTTGTAGATGTCCTGAGCAGCGAAGTTTACGATAGCAACTAGGTTTGAGTAGACCTGACCCACGTGACGTGGAGACAAGCCAAGGTTATTAGTAGCAGCGAAATCACAGAAGTAAACGTTCTTATCCGTACCTGCAGGGTTACCTGTCAAGGTACCAGCATCGTTGTATGTGAATGCACTAGGAGTCCAATCGTGGTCCTGAGGCATGCTGTTGGGGTTAGCCATGTTGATGCCGTTACCACGAATGAATCCGTTACTAAGGTCACCCATAGCAGCTGGGTTCACGTCGTAAGCCAACATCCGCAAGTCTTCAAGGATTTCACGGTCAATTTCCAAAGCAACTTCCTTACCAAGAAGGTCAGTCAGCTCGCGCTCGAGGTCCAAGTTGTGGTAAGCCTTGAGGTCTTGAGCAGCCTCAATGGTCCACAATGCACGGAACTTACGAGTACGGGCAATAACAGCCTGTTGTTCGATATGGAACGTAATCTCAGGAATCTGATGCCCTGCCAGCGCTTCACCAGACGCGGTATTAAACTGCGTCAGCTGCGTCGAAGACGGGAAAGCAGCGATTTGCTTACCCATCGTCTCAGTAAACTGACCAGCAGATACTGCGCTAGCATTATCTGAGCCACCAATACCATGTCCTGACCAAGAATATCCACCAGAGCTAGCAGCATAAGCATCATCCATACCCTGCGTAGCGCCGATTGCCGAAGCCGTTCGGTTACCCCAAGTTAGGTTGTACTTACCATAAACGCGCTCAGAGTTATCCATATGAGAGCGGTCATAGCCCAGGTAGAATACCTGTGAAACCGGACCTTGCATAGGCTGTACTGAAACAACCTTGTTAGCAATAAGTTCCGGGAAAACCCTCCGTACTAAAGGGAAAGCAAATTTTTGAAAGGTACCGATGTGACCAACAGTAGTCGCCCCAGCGTCGCCCGCTATAGGAGTTTCATTCAACATTCCTTCCTTGCTTGCTTCGGTTAGAATGTGAGCTGCTTGGTTCTCAAGAAGGACCGCCGTGGTCTCCTTGGTATACTCATCGGAAATACCTTCAAGAATTGGCTCCCACTTTTCGACTAGGGACTTACCATTGTTTAAATTCATCTTATTTGTACCTCCAAAATTAATTATTGTTTAAGGCTTTGGAGAGCCTCAGAACTTCCTCAGAGAGAAAGCTGTTTGGTGGATTTTGAGAAGTTGGTGTTCTACCTTCATTAGTAATAACAACAGCTTTCTCAGAAGACTTGAATGGAAGCTTTTTCTCTTCCTCAATCTCTTTGACGTTTTCTGTGAGGGTATCAACCGATGAACCGAGCGTCTCATTTTCAATGAGAGCTTCCGATAAACGATTGTTCAACTCCTCTACAGCATTGTGTAGTTTAGCGTTCTCCTCTTTATAAACACTAACAGCCGAATCAGAGTCGGCTGAGCACATATCTTCGGAAATTACAGACTTGAGAGACTGGTAAACTTGATAGGCACGAGCATAGTCGTTATTCTCCATAAGCTCACGCTCAGCCTCACCTCGCAAGTCATCAATCTTAGTGCGGATAAATCCGGCTACTTTAGCTTCTAGTAACTGAGTCTCTTGACTCACACGTGCCTCTACTACTTCTTCTAGCATAGAGTTAATCTCCTCGATACCTGTGTCTGAAAGACCTTCAGGGAGGAGCTTGGCGATATCTTCTACTTTTCTTGTCATTGGTTATTCCACCTTTCTATATTATGTATAAGCACTTGGGAAAAAGTGCCGTTTTTTTAATTTTTTTGTTATTCTGAAACCCTCCGACGAAGGGCTTCAATAAATAATCTCTCTGCGTTTAAATGAGAAACTTCTTTTGACACTTTAGATTCAGAGAGAACATTCTCTGACATTACTCCAGGAAAAGCCCCGTAGCAAGAAGGTTCAGAAACCATATCCCAAGTAATCATGTTGAGATTATCATTAACTTCGTAAACATCTTCATCTACTACGTGAGTTAGTGTACCTACCCCACGAGAAGAAACTCCGACTTTTACACCAGACTTAACAAGCTCTTCTAGAACCTTTCCAGCTGGAGTGGAGAGAATTTCAACCTCTCCAATTACCTTATTACCATCCATTTGAAGGTCTGTAACAAGGTGAGAAGCGTTGGATAAGTGAACGACTTCGTCGCTAGGATGGTCCAATTCACCTAAAAGGCGACGCTCGCATACAATCTTCTTAAGCTTCTTAACTTCTCTTTCAATTAACTTCTTAGGGTATCGACGTCCATTACCGTTTTTAGCATCCGCCTCAGTAAACAAACCTCGTAATTTAATTTTTGGAGTTTC